TTCGGAGTCGAAACGGTTATCCAGGAAGCGGAACAGCTTCTGGCGCGCACGGCTGATGTCGTCAGGAAAGCTGATGGCGGTCCCGCCCTGCTCCCGGTATTCGTTGATGATCAGCGCCGAAACGACGTCCTGATTGTCCAGCGCCGAAGACCATGCCCGGACCGCATCGCGGATCTTTTCGTGGTCTGGCGCCTTAGGTTGAGCGCGGTTTATCACCGCTCCCGGGTGTATTTCGGTATTGTGTTGATACGCAAGTGAATGCATTTGCTATTCCTGATGTTCCTGCTTCTTACTGTGAGGAAATTCGCGGTACTCGACCGCCTTAACCTCGCCAGTAGGAAGCTTGTTGATGAAAATCTGACGGCCGACCCTGATCGCTTTGCTAATTGCCGTTTGATGAACACCAATGGCATCAGCTGCTTTTACCTGACCAACCTCGTCGACATATTCAGCGAGTGAAATTTTCATTTTTAACGTGACTCCTTACCGTTGATACAAAAACAATACCATAAGTATTAAAACATGCAATACCGGCGGTATTTTTAAATTAATAGCTCAGGTATTACTATCTGAAAATGGAAAAGAAAAAAGACATCACACCGACTCAGGCTGAGGACGCAAAGCGCCTTAAAGCCATCTATGAGGCGAAGAAGAAAGTACTCGGAGTTACCCAGCAGTCGATTGCTGACGAGCTGGATATTACTCAGGGAGCGGTAGGCCATTACCTTAACGGGAGGAATCCACTTAACCTTCCTGTAGCTTCAGTTTTTGCTCGCCTTCTGAAAGTTGGCGTTGAGGAATTCAGTCCGACACTGGCAAAAGAGCTTTCAGAAATGGGGCTAACCAGCGTTAATGAGCCATCAGTTCCGTATGTAAGTGGATATACACCAGGTAAACGCTACCCGGTTATTAGCAGCGTTCAGGCCGGATCATGGTGTGAGGCATTGGAGCCATACTCGATTAAGGATGTTGATCAGTGGCTGGAATCAGATGCTCACATTCAGGGAGATGCATTCTGGTTGCGTGTTGAAGGGGATTCAATGACTGCGCACGCTGGCTTAAGCATACCAGAAGGCACGTTTGTTCTTTTCGATACCGGACGAGAACCAATCAATGGCAGCCTCGTTATCGCTAAACTATCTGATTCAAACGAAGCTACATTTAAGAAACTGATCATTGATGGAGGCCAAAAATACCTTAAGGGCCTTAACCCGCAGTGGCCCCTCGTTCCCATCAATGGTAATTGCAGAATTATCGGTGTTGCTATTGAGACGAAACTAAAGCTCGTTTGATAAGTTTGCGAACAGGGGCGTTTGCGTCCCTCTATTTGCACTGACCGGCGACCCTGCCCACCATTGCCTTCGTTGAATCCATCCCTCCAAAACCAGACAGTGTTTTACTCATCAACACCACGCCATCAGGCTGTACAACCCAAGTCTCCATGGCGTGCTTTCCAGGCTCAGTGGTAAGCCCTACGACAACATTTTTACTCATAGCTCGATATACCATCCCTCCACCATCAAGACCGTCATACAGTACTGTCGCATTATCGCCATCAATAACGATTGTGAATGTTCCAGAAAACGCGTCGTCAATCCGCGAATACCCTTCTCTCTCACTGTAGCTTGACCCTTTAAGATCTTTCACGGTCCAGCACGATGCGTTAGAAACCATTGGTAAAGCTAACGCCGCAGCTACAAGTAACCTCATTTTCCCTCTCCAATAAAGTTCGAAACCCCATCAATACTAGCCGCTCTGCTCGCTTACAAAAAATATTTCTTCCTAGTTTTCATGAACATAATACCGCCGCACCAATTATTAATACCGCCAGTATTGATTTATATTAATACCGCTAGTATTGTTTGCACATCGGAACGAAACATCGACAGCTGAGCGAAGTTAGCCAGCGGCGAAGTGGAGATTCGGTCAGTCGAACGGCGCGACAGTAAACCATGCGTCGGACGCCCGGCGGGCTCAGGGAGAGCGGCAATGGTGCGTAACTGGAATGTTTTGGGCTGGCAGACGGTTATCAGCTAGTTGGTGAGGTAATGGCTCACCAAGGCGACGACGGCCTTCCCTGCGTCATTGTGGGGAGCCAGCACCAAAGCATTTCTCCCGCATCAGCGGGTAACGACAGAGGGTAAGGCGATGGAAGACGAAATTGAAGAGTTTGACGAGCATCCGCAGGATGACATGAGCCAGTACCAGGATTATCCCTATGAATACGACTACTGACACCAATCAGTGGTGTAGCCAGTTCCCAAAATGTAAAGGGTGCAAGCTTGATGCAGAGTGCATGGTGAAACCAGAGGAAATGTCTCTGGTGAGAGAGAATGGAAAGATTGTCGATCGATGGGCAATACGGACAACCGCCATGATTGCAAGAGAGCTTGAAAATCAGAAAAACAGAGCCGCTTAACCAGCGGCTTTTTTCATACCCAAACGGGTTCAAAGAGCCTGTTTCGTTATGACAACCGGCGGCCATCCACCGCCCATTGAAACACTGAATAAATGCGTTGAAGTCTTGTATTAACCGTTCCGTTCGCCGCGATAAGGCCAAGAGGAAATCATGGTAAACCAGCAGCAGATCAGAGAGGCTCAACGGCTCGCGTCGTTCGCGGTACTCCATCGCAATGCTCCGGCGTGGGAAGAAGCAAAGCGCCTTTACGCCGTCGCCATCGGGAGGACTCTTCACTGATGGGAACTTTATTCGCGCTCGTCCTGACCGTAGCAATGACCAACGGTGATTATCAGGACGTCATTCTCGGCGTTTACGACAGCCAGCAGGAATGCAGCCAGGCAGCTACAGAGCAGAAAGTAACAGCTGAATGCTGGCCGGTAGAAAGCATACTCCGCAACGGCGAGTTCCCGGCGAAATCCATCGCACAACAGTAACCACCTTATTCAACCGATCGGCCTGGCAATAAGCGGGCGGGATCTGCACATCCAAATTTCAGGAGTTCAGCCATGAACGCATACCTCACTTACGACCGCATCGAAGATCGGCGCTGGGTTGAGCAGCAGCTCGACGACGAGAAAGAGAAGTGGATCGACGACCGGGCGCAGCAAATTATCGACATGATGCCAAAAGAGCCGTCCGGCCTCTTCCACTTCACGGTCCCGATCGACACCAGCCCATACGAAGGACTTCGCAGCGATAAAGCTGGCGAGGTCTACAACGATTTCATTTCGGCAGTTGCTTACGCCCAGGCGGAATACGACTGGGAACACCGTACCGGCTGCCCGTTTTAATTTTTGAGGGTTTTAACAATGAGTACTGCACTTTCCACCATGGCCGGGAAACTGGCCGCACGCCTCGGCATGGATGCCGGTACAGACCTGATGAATACACTGAAGAATACAGCGTTCAAAGGTGGCAACGTCACGGACGAGCAGTTTACAGCCCTGTTGATCGTCGCCAACCAGTACGGCCTGAACCCATGGACAAAAGAGATTTATGCCTTCCCAGATAAAGGCGGGATTGTCCCGGTCGTCGGCGTTGATGGATGGGCTCGCATTATCAACGAGCATCCTCAGTTTGACGGCATGGAGTTCTCATACGACAAGGAGGAAGGCGCGTGCACCTGCAAGATTTACCGCAAAGACCGCAAGCACCCGACAATCGTCACCGAGTACATGGGCGAGTGCAAACGCAACACTCAGCCATGGCAGTCCCACCCTACCCGCATGCTTCGCCACAAGACGCTGATCCAGTGCGCGCGTCTGGCCTTTGGTTTCGCTGGCATCTTCGACCAGGACGAGGCAGAGCGAGTGATTGAAGGAACAACGGCAGAGGTTCATGCGGGACATGAATCAGATAGCCGTCGCCCGGACCTGATCGCAAAAGGCGAGTCTGCCGCGCGCCTTGGAACCGTTAAGTATCAAGAGTTCTGGGTGGCGCTGAGCGCTGAAGAGAAGCAGGTAATTGGCGCAGTTGAGAAGCGACGCATGTATGACATGAGTCTTGCTGTCGACAACGCCGAACCTGTCAATGTCGCAGATGCGGAGGCTGAATGATGGAGCAACGCACCCCTGAATGGTTTGCTGCGCGCTGCGGCAAGGTCACAGCCAGTCGCCTGGCTGATGTCATGGCCCGGACTAAGTCGGGCTACTCCACCAGCCGCCAGAACTACATGGCCGAGCTGATTTGCCAGCGGCTGACCGGGAAGCTGGAGGAAGGGTTTTCGAATGCGGCGATGATGCGCGGTACCGAACTAGAGCCAGTGGCGCGTGAGATGTACGCGCTGAATGAGTTCGATGCGAAAATCACTGAAGTTGGGCTCATCGATCACCCAACCATACCCGGATTCGCAGCCAGCCCGGACGGACTTGTTAACGACGACGGGCTTATCGAAATCAAATGCCCAAACACCTGGACCCATCTTGAAACGCTGAAAACTGGCGAGCCAAAGCGCCAGTACATGCTGCAAATGCATGCACAGATGATGTGCACCGGGCGGAAATGGTGTGATTTCGTTAGTTTCGATGATCGCCTGCCGCCTGACCTCGCATATTTCAAGAAGCGGATTCATTTCGATGAAGAGCTGGCGCGCGAAATCGAATCTGAGGTTAAGAACTTCCTTGCAGATCTGGAATCGGAAATTCAGAAAATCACAGAGCGTGCAGCATGAAACGCACACCTTTCTATCGCAGGCCCGGGCGAACCGGGCAATTCTCCGGTCTCCGTGAACGCGTTATCTGGATGATTCAGACGCGCGGCCGCCCGGTAACCGGTAGTGAAATCGCCGAGAAGTTCGGTGTAACGCTCATCGAGTTCAACCGGGTCGCCAACGGCATCACCCGCGGTTCCGGGCAGATAGCGCAGATCGTTGAGTCGAAGAAATGGCTCAACGATGACGGCATCTGCGACCGCGCTTTCGACCTCGTTACGAAGCCGAAAGTTGTTACGCCGCAGGGTAAATCGCGGCTGTTCACCCGGCGCGCCATAGAGCAATCGCAGGAAGGCAGACGGCAGGAGTGCATAGCGCGTGCCGCCCGCCGTCGCCGCCTGATTGCTCAGGGCCTCTACATCGACGAAATGGAGTCAGTGCTATGAAAGCATGGTCCCTTGAAGAGCTGGCGCTACTGTGGCGGCACTCAAACGCTGAAGTCGCAGAGATTACCGGCCGCTGCATTGAAGAGGTCGGAGATAAGCGGCTGCAAACCAATATTGAACGTAATGGCTGGGATGTTAACGATCCGGAGCGGGAGGATGCATGACCGGAAAATACTCTCTTATCTACGCAGATCCGCCATGGTCTTACGGCAACACCATCAGCAACGGTGCGGCCGCCGACCACTACTCCACCATGAAGTTAATCGACATCAAGCGCCTACCAGTCTGGGAACTAGCCGCCGAAAACGCTGTGCTGGCGATGTGGTACACCGGCACGCATAACCAGGAGGCGATCGAGCTGGCCGAGGCTTGGGGTTTTACCGTTCGCACGATGAAAGGGTTTACCTGGGTGAAGCTGAATCAGAACGCGGAATTGCGCATCAACAAGGCGCTGGCTGAGGGTGAAGTCACCGACTTTTACGACTTCCTCGATCTTCTTAACGCCGAGACGCGCATGAACGGCGGCAACCACACCCGGGCCAACACCGAAGATCTGCTGATTGCTACCCGCGGCGCCGGGCTGGAGCGAAAGCATGCCGGGATTAAGCAGGTGGTATACAGCCCGCTCGGCGCGCACAGCGAAAAGCCATGGGAAGTACTCCACCGGCTGGAGCTGCTTTACGGCGATGTGCCTCGCATAGAGTTGTTTAGCCGCAGCGCGGCGCCAGGCTGGCACCATTGGGGAAATCAGTGCGCTACCGCCGCGGTAGAACTGCTGCCTGGCTGCGCAATTGATGTTGTGAAAACGGAGGCCGCATGACGCCAGAAACAGAAAACGCCATCCGCGCAACCTGCCGCCGCTGCACCGAGGAAATCCAGCAGGCCATGCGCAAGAAGCCAAAGCCTAACTGGAACGAAACGGTGCCTCCCATCATCAACAAGCATCACAAGAAAATTGAAGCTCTGGGAGTTAGCCTCCTGGAGTTCGTCGTCAAAACTGGCCGCCTTAACGGGCGGTTTGGAGCCGAACAATGAGCAAATACAGGAAAGGCGCGGTATATCTCCGCAAAATGAAATCCGGCGATAAATCGAATGACTTTCGCACTTATATGCGCATGGCGATGTTCAGTGACAAAAAAGCGTGGAAACACCCAGAGAAGATTAAGCCTGTCGTGCTCGTTCAGTATGGGATGAAGAATATCGTAAGTGTCTTCATGAATATGGATGACGCTACCGGTTGCCTGTTCAGTGGGGCGATTGAAAAGCGTGCGCGTAACTCCCGGCACAATCCGCGCCGCGGCATGCGTTACACAAAAGGCGACCTGAAGAAAGCTTTCCGAAAGTGGGCATTCAAACACAACGCGGAGCGCATCGCATGAAGGCGCTAATCGCCAGGTCGCTAAAGCGGCCTTTTTTATTGCTGGCGTTCACCTTCAACCGAATTAACCGACAGTTCCGGGAGCATTGACCATGAGCTTCGAATACATCAATTCCCAATATGGAGTTAACGCCTGTGTCGGCCGCCGGGTGATCGCTTATGGCGAGCCAGGAACAATTGTGCGTGATTTTGGCCACTACATTGGCGTTGTGCTGGATACCGCGCCATACCACTCACCAGATCGATACCACCCCACTGACGGCATCGTTTACGGCGAGGTCGTTGAGTATTCGCCGCCGAAAATTACCGCTCGTAAGTACAAGGCCAAGAGCAACTACCAGGATTATCTGAATGCCGATAGCGGTCATGATTTTCATGAATGGCTGGGTATTAACAAGCCAGAGATTGATTACGACCGCAACGGAAACTGCCGCATGTACCGGTTGGGGAATTACCGGGACGTGAGCGTTTACGGCGAGTGGAAGCCAACCAAGAAAGAAGCGAAGGCCAGTTATAAGGAGAAATTGAATAATTTACTGAAGGAGTCCAGAAATGACCGCAGAGATTATTGACCAAGCGAATGAACTGGCTCAGCAACGTATCGATATGGCGATCGCCGCTCACCGTCTAAATCGCAACGCCGTATCAGATGAGCGTTGTGAAGAATGCGGCGAACCAATTCCCGAGCCGCGGCGCGCTGCCGTTCCCGGCTGCCAGACGTGCGCCAGTTACCAGGGTGTTATCGAATTGAGGAATAAGCAGAGGGGGATGTGATGGATTACAGCAAGCTAAGCGACTTTGAAATTAACAAACGAGTTTCCATTTGCATTCATCCAGATATAAAAAATTGGAATTGTTATGACGTTTCTGGAAGGGCGTGTTTCGTAATAAACGAGGGCACACCAAAGCGCGTGCAATATGGTTTTTCATTTACAAGCGACCCGGCAGATGCATGGCAGATTATCACCGCAAATAAAATCAGCATTTACGCAATGAGCGAAGCGGACAAAAGAGGCGGTTGGGGGGCCGAGGCTTTTCATCCCAACGATGCATATAGCTTTAACGATAACCCACTTCGTGCCGCA